GAATTAATGTCTAATTCTTGTGTTAAATCTAATTTCAATCTAGTTTCTATCGTATTAATCATATGATTTAGACTAACAATTAATGAAAATTTGTCAAATTTTTCAACAAGATTTCAGAGGGGCTTGTCAAAATTGGGGCTTTTTCTATTAAATATTTAATTTATTCATTCTTTTTTTATATTTAAAATCAAAAAATAAATGCTTTCCATGCTATAATAACACCATGTTAAACTTACTTAAACAAACCAAATGAGTATCTTAAAAATAAAAAAATTCCTCCTTTCTAACAAGAATATTATTGGTTGTGATCTTGCATCAATTGTTCTTGTTCTTGTTCTTGCTTTTGTTGGAGTCATTAAAACATTATGGCTTCCGATTGCAATTATGAGTTATATTTTTGGTTATATTGCAATTCCAGCAGAAAAAGAAATTAATTTTTTTCACATTAAAGGTGAAAACCTTAATGATTACATTGGATTTGTTTCTAAAATGCAAAAGACAGTTAATGAATCTAATAAACTTCCTAATGAGGCTAAATCTATTTTTTCTAGTATTTCTAAAAATGCAATTGAACTTCTAACATTTCTACAAAAAGACAATCAAAATTATAGCTTTAATGAAGACATGCGTAATCTAACTTCAATCTTTGATGCCTATCTTCCAAAAATAATTAATCAATATGAGCGATTTCCATCCTCTTATGCAAATGATGTTAAAGCCTCTAATGGAAAGACAGCTAAGACAATGTTAATTGAACAGTTAGAAATTTTGGAAAAACAAGTTCAAGAAATTTCTTATGGTATGTATGAAAATGACATGACTGCACTAAAGGCTAATGGTTACTTTCTTAAATCAAAATTTTCTCAAAATAATTTGTTTGAGATTAATTCTTGATTAATTTAAAATATAATGGCAACAATGAAGTTGTCATTATTCAAAATAATAATGTTATTTTCCAAATAACATCCAATCATATTGATGATTCTATTTGTGAAGCAATTAAATATGCTTTAAATTCTAATTTTCTTATTTTAAAATTTTCTTGTTTCCCTAAGCAAATAACAAAAATATTAGACATTTGTTATGGTAAAAGTTTTGAAAACAAGTTTAAATATGCGACATTGAATATTGAAAAATTTATTCAATTTATGATTGAAAAATTTTATAACGAAAAACAAACAATTAAAAAACTTGTTTCTCTATTGAGTCCTATTCAAAAAATTGAACATGACCAATCTCTTTCTATCAAGTTAAACCCACCTTATATCATTACACAATATATGAAAATTGGTGCAAACATTTTGAAATCAGATAAATTTATTAAGCCTGATGTTTCCTTTTTTACTGATGCATCAGTAAGTTCTAAAACTTATTTAGCTGGATATGGTGTCTCTGGCCACAATGTTGTTGCTAGCTTTAGAAAAAAAGACTCTACCAATGATAATAATATTGCAGAACTTAAAGCCATTAGTATGGCTATTTATCTTGCAAAAGATATGAATGTATCATCTCTTGAGATATTCACGGATTCAGATCCGTCTATTATGTTACTTAAAAAGTATAAAATTAATCCACAAAATGTAAAAAATGAATTTAAAAACATTTTGGAAGAAATTTCTAACAATTTAGAACTATTTGAATTTTATCAAATTGCCTGGATTCCTAGACAAAAAAATAAATTTGCTGACTATATGTCAAAAGAAAACTTTCCAACTAATTTTCTTAACCTTGTTTGATTTTATGCTTTGAACTCTCTTTATTTGTATCTCTTAATTTATTTAAAAAATCACCAATATCAGGTTTTTGCTTTATTTCAATTGCAACCTTTGTAGCATTACTTGATTCAGAAGTTAAATTTGTTTTTAAATGTAAAAAATCTATTTTCTGTTTATTTATATTTTTCAATGAATTTGTTAATCCATCTTTCTTACCAATTTGAACACCTAAATAATCTTGATTAACAAATGTTTGTGCAATCAATTTGGCTCTTTCATCTAGAACCATTTCATTACCATCTTTCCTATAGTAGAAAGTTAATTCTTTAGCTATTGTTTTTAATTCTGCCATACCTGGATTTTTATTTTTAGCATAAACACTAGATGCTATACGAATAGCTTTTTTATATTGAGATAAAGCATCATAACCAGCTTTATAAGCAGCATAAGTTAAAACTTCTTGTTGGTGTTTACCCATTTTATCAAACACCCCTTCAAACGATAACCTAGCTTGTTCTTTATATTCAGCTTGTGTTCTTTTTAGTAAAGCAACACCCTGTTTAATCGTAATTAATTGCTTATCTTCTGAAGCTAATCCTTTATTAAACTCTTTTATTCCAAAATTTAATTTATTTTGAGGTAATTTTGCAATATCAAGAATTTTTTGAATTTTTTCATGAGATAAGCCAATAGCAGATAAGTCATTCACCACAACAATTGTTGAACTTCCAATTCTTTTCGATATATTGTAACCAAAACCAATATTTAGTCCAGTTGCTGGATCCTTATGTAAATCTCCACGAAAACCTTCCATTTCAGCAGCAAGAGCAATAAAATTATTTTTACCTAAAAAAGCTTTTGAAACATCTCTTTGATTTTCAATATCTGTAAAATTAATATTTACATGTTCTTTTTTTAAAATATTTAATGCACTCTCAAATCCATTATTTTCAACAACAGATTTATTATTTGTAGAACTTACTAATAATTTTTCAGCATTAATATCTATTAGTTTCCCAACACTAAGATTACTTAAAAGAGTAGTATCTTTTAATTCAGCTAAATCTGCCGAACTAAATGCCCCAAAGCCTGCCAAACCTGCTATTAAACCAGTTGCCATTCCAGTTGCCATTCCAAATTTAAATTTAGATACGGCTCTTGAATACCAAGGCTTAACCCCAACATAGGATATTTCATGACTTTCACTGCCATAAACCAAGCTCTTGGCTTCCTCTAATAGTTTGTTATTTTTCGTCAATTTAGCCACCAAATCTTATTTTTCTTTTCCCTTCTATACTTACATGTAAAACTGCACATACTTCTGATATTTCGTTTGTATCTTCAGATAATCCAGCTATTAAAATTCTTTTATCTCTTATTTCCTGTAAGTTTTGATTATCTAAATCCTTAAAAACAATCAACTCTTTACCATTCTCATTTGTTATAACTAAATCATACATTGAATTATTTTTTTCTTTAGCAAATACATAAACAGATTCTAGGTCAACAAGCTTGTTAGAATCTGCTAAAGAATAAGTTATTGCAACAGATTCCGCTTCTTTTTTATTTACTATTTCATAATTTTCTATAATTGATAAAGATGTTTCCATATTTTTCCATATTAGTTGGTCTTACTCTATACTAAAGAAATTAAATTAATAATCAATCTATTATATATATTTATATTAATAAATAATGAGGTTAATGTTTATTTTTTAAACTTCTAAACAAAACTTAGGATTAAAACTTTCATTTTCTTGCTTATATTCATATTTTGAATATCCACGTGGATTACATATCACTCTTGATTTATTAATTAAATAATCAAAAGAATCATGAGTATGACCATGAATCCAAAAATCTGACAGATTAATTAATTCATCTAAATCATTCGCAAAAGCTGGATTTAATTGGTTTCCTAAATATTTTTCATGCACACTTTTTAAACTTGGTGAATGATGAGATATTACAACCTTTTTTAAATTTTTATTTTCAATTAATTTATTCTTAATATAACTTTGAGCAACAATGCTTAAAGATGCACAATTGCTTGGTTGAAACCACCAATGAGCATACCTTATTTGTGAAAAATCATTAATTCCATTCATTGCTTTATTCATATAGAATCCAATTTGTTCTAACTTATCACCATAAAGTCTAAAATCTGTCCAAAGAGTAGACCCAATAAAAACAACATCTTCTATTTGCACAGTATCGTTATCTAGGATAATAATACCTAAACTTTTAGAATATTGTTTTAATTCAACACTTAATCTAGAAAGATGATGACCATAAAACTCATGATTACCAGGCACATAAATTATATGCTTATAATCTTTTTTATATTGAGATGCATACGTTAATCCAGTTAATCCATTTCCAATATCACCAGCCAATATTAACACATCAGCATCTTGAACAGGAAGTGGGTAATTTGAATATTCTATATGTAAATCAGAGACAATATGTAATTTCATTTTTTTCACCTAATTATTTTTGTTCAACACTATAAAGAAATATCAAGATTTACTTATATATGTAAAGTTTTTCGACACTTGATTAAAGTTTTTCGACACTTGATTAAAGTTTTTCAAGCATTATACTATATATTGGGAGTTAAAAATATTATTATAATAAAAATAAAATGGATACAAAATTAAAAGAATTAAATAAGACAAATATTCCTCAATTAACGTTACAGTATTTCAAACACCATTATACTGTAGAATTTTTTAATTCACAATTAAAATTTAATGAGGACATTGCTAAAAAGAGCTATCAATTAAGACATCAGGTATATTGTGAAGAATTAGGATTTGAATCTTCTAATTATTCTCGTTGTGAAACTGACCTTTATGATGCTAATTCGGCTGGCTGTTTAATTTCTACAAAAATATCTAAAGAACCAATTGCTAGTGTTAGATTGATTCAACAAATTGACAAAACGATTGAACTTCCATGTTTAAATTCTTTCCGAAGAGAACATCCCGAAGAATATAATGCTGTTCAATCAAATATTGAAACTAACAATTATGCAGAAATATCTAGACTTCTTATTTTAAATGATTTTCGTAGTAAGTCTTCAAATAATGATCATAATCCATTAACAACCAACTATTTATTATTAAGTCTATTTGCTTCCACGATGATTTTATCAGAGAATCTTGATTCCATGTTGTTTATGTGTGAAACAAAAATGCTTGCTCTCTTTAAAAAAATTGGATTCCCATTTCACTTGTTAAGTCAAAAAAGAATTCATCATAAAGGTGTTAGGGTTTTAATTAAAATAATTCCTAAAGAAGCTCTTCTTTATATGCACACAGACAATCCTCATATGAAAACAATAGTTGGATTAATTCAATATATGCAAGATGAAAAGCCACTCAAATTATTTGAATCTCTAAGCTATCATTAGCTTAATCGATGATTTGCCATCACCATTTGTGATTTAAGAATAAACTTAATATTTTCATAAATATATTCTTGTTCAACATGAATATGCTTAGCCTTCTTTAACATTGGGATAATGAAATCTTTTGTTTCAGTAATGTAAGAAATTTGTTTTTCTTTTGTAAAAACAGGATGCATTGTTTGGTGATTATTAATTCTATCACCCCCCTTAATTACACTTGCAATTGGACAATGTGCCATTTCTTCGAAATAAAGCTCCATCTCTTTCTTTTCTCCACGATGCTTTTTTGTTAGCAATCTAACAGCATCACTAATTTTTTTCCCAAATAATTCTTCAATTTCTTCAAAAGAAATATCATAGTCTTCTGGAACATCATGAAGAAGTGCCGCAGCAAATGTAGCTCCAGGATACATGAGGCCAGTGTAAAGTGTTCGTAAATAATGAACAATTTCAATTTGATGTTGAAATTCTGGTGTCTTACCATCTTTTCTTAAACCAATATGAATATTTTTAGCATATTCCAATGCTTTTAGAGCTGGAATATACTGATGGTCATTTTGAGAAATTCCAATCAACCAATAACGCACTGCAATAAAAAGGCTTTGATAGCTATTGTCATTACCCATTAGTTCTTGCATTTTACATTCCCTTAAGTTAATTTCTCTCTGAGGATTAATTATATCATATAAAACATCAATTAAAATGAATTTATCCACTTTAATTACTTGACCTAATTAACATTCCCACATAATATATATTTAAATAATCATTTTTAAAAAAGGAATTAAATGAACATCCAAACACTTACTGAAGAAATTCAACATAAACTTAAACACCTGGTTTCTATTCAGCTTCCTAAACATCTTAAATCTATTGGAGATAATACAGAGGTGGATAATGATACTGAAACATCTATTTTTATTACTAACTTAACTTTTGATGTTAGTAATAAAATTATTAAAGAAAAATTATCAAAAATGAACCCAAAGCCATTAAATTTTATTTTTCATATTGATAGAGAAAAGTATTTTGAGCAAACGGCTAAAGAATTAATGCTTCAAATTAATGAGGAAATAATCTATTTTGATCACGATACAATTGATAAAACAAAAGAATCCTTTAGGGGTGGGAGCACTTTTGATATTACGTTTAATGGTTACTTTCTTGAAGATTATGGATATATTGGAACTAAAAAAATTTTACAAACAGAAGAAATTACAGATATTTGGTTTCCAGCCATTCTTGCTTGTCTTAAGTTTCGTGAAGATTCAGATACAGATGCATCTGAAACTCTAAATTTTATTAGAGATTTTGTTACTTTTGGATTTAAAAAAGCATTGGCTATGGAAAATGTTTTTATTGATTTTGAAAAAATGAACTCAAGTCTACTTTCAGTGTCCTCTATCTCTGTTGGACAAAACACTCTTACCCCAGAACAGTTTATTGAATTTAGAAAAGAAAATAAGCTTGGTAAAAATTAAAATTTATGATTATTTAACTGAAGAATTCTAATAATAGCTTCTTTTATTTGTTTTCCAAATCTTGTTTAAAATTTTTATCATATTTGGAAAACAATTTAAATAACACTTCATTTTTACTATGTTTAGTTATTAGGCTTAATTCTGCATTACTAATTTCAGATAAATAAACAATATCCATAAAATTTATTAAATTATTTCTTCTTAGATGATTCGTAATATATCTTCCCAATATATATGATATGCCACCTAAATTATCCCAATACTCTAAGAATTTAGATGCTACAGGAATTCTTTTAAATCCCCAACTTAATACTTGAACTATAATTACATTCAACATTAACCAAGCAGTATCTATCAGCCAATGATTTACAATTAACCAAATTTGGCCTAGGTTTTTTTCTATTTTAGAAATATCATTTATGTAACTAAAAATATTTGCTCCTTCAAAATAATTGAAACTATTTTTTATCCAAATACCTAAAATTAATAAAACAAATAATTTCAACATAATTAAAATTAATTTATATGTCATAGTAAATTGAGAAAAAGTCATAATTAATATCCTTATTATTTTTAAAAAATACAAATAAATCTGTTAAAAAGCAACACACTTAGTTGATTATTAAAACTAAGTGTGTTATAATATTATAATAATTAGGAGATTTATGAGAAATATTGGTTTATTCGGTCTAACAGGAAACCCCCCACATATTGGGCACCTTAGGGCTGTTGAAGATGCACTATTATCTTGTGAGCGTGTTTTTGTTACTCCCGTTTTTATTCATCCCTTTAACAAGGAGTTTATTGAATATGAGCAACGCCTTAAAATGATTACCATGTTATTTCAGCATTTAAAATCGGTTGACATTATTGAACTAGATAAAAAATTTTATATGGAAAAACAACAAATTCCATACAGTTATGATTTGCTTACTTATATTAAACAAGAAAAATCAATTGATGCAAAATTGATTATTGGTGAAGATAATTATAAAAAAGAAATTTGGGAAAAGTTTTATTCTTATGATAAAATAGATAATGAATTTGGTGTTATTGTTATCAAAGATTCAGGAGAACACAGCACACAAATTAGAGACTTTTGCAAAAACAAAGATTGGATTAATGTTGAAAAATGTTGTAGTCCACTAGTTACAGCACATATTCGTGACAATTTACTTTATATTTGATTGGAGTTATTCATGCCTAAATTTAAACCAGAAATTCAAAAATTCATTTTTCCAGTTAGTGTCGATCCTGTTATTTTTTCCATTATTGACAATCAACTCCATGTTCTTCTTGTTAAACGAACACACGGAGTTTTTAATGGGAAATATTCTCTTCCTGGTGGGTTAGTTAGCCAAGAAGATACTAGTCTTGAAAATGCTACTGCTCGTGTCCTTTCGGAAAAGACTGGTGCTAAAGTTAATTATGTTGAACAATTATTTACTAGAAGTGGTCATGACCCTCGTGGTCCAACTATCTCTATTGCTTATATTGCTTTAGTTGATAAGCAAAGTGTTGTCTCTAATGCTGTTTGGAAGCCAATTAGTGAAATTAAAAATACTTCTCTTGCATTTGATCATAATCATATTATTGACTTAGCAGTTAAGAGATTAACTGACAAAGTTAATTACTCAACACTTCCAATGCACTTTTTACCACACCCATTTACACTTCCAAAACTACAACAAGTTTATGAAATTATTCTTGGTGAACCTCTTGATAAAAGTACATTCAGAAAGAAAATTGATGAAACTGGTGTGCTTTTTGAAACTGGCGAACAAATTAAAGAAGGAGCTTATCGCCCGGCTAAACTTTATTCGTTAGTTAATGATATTGTATTTAATTTTGATAGCAATATTTTAAAATCTTCACCAAAACCTTAATTTTTAATACATTAACCTGTTATAATTCTTTTAAAACATAATATACAAAACTTTTGGAGTAAAATAATGAACGAACGAATTGAAGCACTTGCTAAACAAGCTGGTATGGTAATGTATCCCACTGGGCTTGGTATCAGCGAGAATACACTTTGGGGTGACCGCAATATTGGCAAATTAGCCGATTTGATTATTCAAGAATGTGCTAGAATTGCACGAGCAGTCCCGTGTCCGTATGAAGATAAAGAGGCAAGAGATCGGCTTGGCCATACTTGGGATATTGCCTGTGTTGAATCAGGCAATAGCATTATTAAACACTTTGGAGTAAAATAACATGTTAGGAATGTCAGAATACCAACTTGATTTAATGTTTGAATACATTGATGGCAAAAGCGACAATCACCCAGGACAAGGAACATTGGAAAGAATGGCTCAAATTCGTAAATTGCTTCTTGACGATGCACGAGCAAATGAAGAACAATTGGATAAAATCTCTGCTAGTATTGATAAAATGAGAGCAGAGTCTCTTAAGTTTAAATAATCCAACTTATTAAAAATAAACAATACACTTAGTTGACAAACTCAACTAAGTGTATTATAATTCATTCATCGTAATTAAATAGGAAAAAAATGAAATTTAAACAACAAAAATTCGTTCCAATTATTGAATCTCTTTTGGATACTGACTTATACAAATTTACTATGCAACAAGCTGTCATGCACCAGTTTCCAAATGCAAGTGATGTTGAATTTCACTTTAAATGTCGTGACACAAATATTAATATGGTTCAGTTTATTGATGAAATCAATCGTCAAATTGACCACCTTTGCACACTCAAGTTTAGTGAAGAAGAATTAAATTTCATGGATAGTCTTCGTTATACCACTGATGACTATATTGCTTTTTTGAGCATCTTCAAACTTCAACGCAAATACATTAATATTATCGCTCTCAATGAAAATGAAATTGATGTTGTAATTCGTGGCCCATGGGTTCATACCATTTTATTTGAAGTTCCAGTTCTTTCTATCATTAATGAAGTTTACTTTCGTCAAACTCAAAATACTGAACATTTTGTTACTGGTCGTGAACGTCTTCAAGTAAAAATTCAAAAAGTTTGTGAACTTAATAATAAAGAATTTAAATTCTCTGATTTTGGAACTCGTCGTCGTTACAGCCGTGATTGGCAAGAAGAAGTTATTGTTGCATTTAAAAATGCATTACCTGATAATTTTACAGGCACTAGCAATGTTCTTTTTGCTATGAGGCATAATCTAACCCCTATTGGGACTATGGCCCATGAATTTTTACAAGGTTGCCAAGCACTTGGTCCTCGGCTTCGTGATAGTCAAAAGTTTGCTTTTGACAAATGGGTGCAAGAGTTCCGTGGAGATTTAGGTATTGCTCTTACTGACGTGATTGGTATGGAAGCATTTTGTGCCGATTTTGATTTGTTTTTCTGTAAACTATTTGATGGTGTTCGGCACGATAGTGGCGACCCTGTTATTTGGGGTAACAGAATGATTGAACACTATGAAAGTATGAAAATTGACCCTAAAACAAAAATTTTTGTTTTTTCTGATGGCTTAAATATTGATAAATCAATTGAACTTTTTCAAACCTTTTATGGTAAAGTTAAAACATTTTTTGGTATTGGAACCAATCTAACTAACGACATGGGTGTTAAAGCTCTTAATATTGTGATTAAGATGACTTCATGCAATGGTTCTCCAGTTGCTAAAATTAGTGACTCACCTGGAAAATCAATGTGTAAAAATGAAGAATATTTAGCTTATCTTCGTCAAGTTTTTTCTGTTAAATAATACAATTTAAATCAACGTAAAGAAAAAGACTCATGTCATCATCATGAGTCTTTTCTTTTTATTGTCCTCAAATTTTTTATTTTTCTAAAGATTTATTTAATATTTCAAATGTTTTTTTATTTAATAATTTTAATTGAATTAATGTATTTTTCTTTACTTCAATTGGATCTTTAGTTCTTGTAAACTCTAAATAGTTTTGAATCGTTCTACTTAATAATTTTGGCAATATATTTTTTATATAATCAAAATCTTGAGACTCATTATCCCCCTCAGTATATATTGTTTTGAATTGTTGAGCTTCAAAAATTATAGAATCTATATAGTTTTTTATTTCAACATCTTTAATATCTTTAATCGTTGCTTTTGTTATTTTTGATGTAGATGGCTGATCTATCTTTTCCTTCATCTCAATTAAAGGTTTTTCTGATTCTTTTATTACTTCTTCATTCTTTACTAATATTTTAACTTTTCGTTTTGGTTCATCTATAATTCCATTATCAATTAATATATTTAATAGCTTATCATGAATTCGTATTCCCTTAAATGAAACTTCATCCATTTCTCTCTTATAGTGAAGAATTAAACTATTTAAAGTATTAATTGATGCATGTAAATTTAAACCATTAGCCTTCATCCAAATAGAAAAAGGATGTGGATCATTATAATTAACTGGAGAAATAAACCTAAATAACTTATCTAACATAACAGATGTTGGATTTATTGTATTATTTGTTTTTTCTCTTACTGCATCAAATAATTTTGAATTATCCAAGGATAGTAATTTATTTATTATTTTTTCTCTATCAAAAAAACTTGAATTAAATGATTGATGTGAAAAAAGTGCATCATAAATTACATTATCATAGAAAATACTTATTATTTCTTCTGAAATTAATATCCCACATAAATCATTAATCTGTTTTTCTGATAAACTTCCATAATTTAATACACTTGTTATTTTTTCTATTTTTTCGGTTGTTTCTAGATTTTTATCCTCTAAAATCAATTCAATCCAAGTATATTCTTCTTCTTTTATTTTTATCTTTAATTCGAAATTAATTTTATCACCAAAATCTTTTAAGAAATTATTTAAATATTTTTGTGATAATACATCTTTTTCAATTAAAATTGAATGAAGAAATGTTCCACTTACATTATATTCTTTATAAATTTCACCAAATCCATTAATATCTAATCCATGCTTTACAATTATTCTTTTTATAAACGAATAGTCTCTATTCATCTTTGAATATAATAATCTCAAAACCAAACTAGAATCAAAATTTACCTTATCTGAATACTCTAATAACTTCTCTATGGACTTAGTATCATTTGCCTCTATTTGTTGAATTAAAAAAGAACGATTTGACTTCAAATCTTTATCTAATCTAAATTGATTTAAATATTCTGCATAATCATATTTTTCAAACATTAATGAATTTAAGAATAAAATATTTTCACAACCATTTAAAAAAGCTTTTTTTTCTTGCTTATTAAATCTTTCATCATCTCTAAAAAATGGAATTAAAGCATCTAAAAATTCAAGCATTTTGTTTTTATCCAATAATCCCCTTAAGTTATCTATATTTAATAGCTTAAAAAATTTACCCATTAAATCTTGATGTTCCTTAATTTGGCGATTTCTTTCAGCAACGAGTTCAAACATTATCTGAAAATCGTTGGAATCAAACAAGTCTTTTATAATCTCTTTGCTTTCTTCTTGTGACATATATTAAATCCTGATAGTTTCATAATTAGACCACCAATATAAGTAAAAAAGTAATAAGTGTCAACCCGTTCCATTTTCTATGGAATGATAATTTTTATTCAAAAAAAATCAATTCTTCACCTTTATACTAAATTGACAATTTTTTATTTTTAAAATAAAATAATAATTTGTTACAATTGAAAGATATACACATTTATGATTAATGAACAGCTTCACAAAGAATATAAAAATGAACTTAAGGAATTAATTCAAAGTGTTAATTACAGAGAAAACTTTATATTTTCTAATAATTTCATTTATCTAATTTTTGCTAATTGTATTGGCATTCATAAATTACTTAATGAAGCAACCAATAATATGCCTCTTCAGATAATGCGTTATGATGAATTAGTTGGTGATGTTAAAATATTAGAACTCCAAGAAAAATTAACACCTCATTTTATAAATGATTTTATTCAAAATAAAAAAATATTTTTTAAATTAACTCATACTTTTTATGATGATAAAATTGACGACTATATTCATAAAATTAAATTTTATTATATTAGCGAACAAGGGAATGAAACATCTAAAGTTGTTTCAATAACTACCCCACATAAATCTTTTGATGAAAATGAAATTTTTAAGGATGTTCCAAAAGAATCAGATGATAGCAAATATGGATATTCTTTTAATTATGAAAACTTATCCATCATCCTTAATAATCTTTTAAATAAAAAAAGTGTATACTCTAATTTTGATATTAAAAACTCAAGTCTAGATAATAAAAAAATTACAATAACACCATAATCAGTTAATTCATGTTATAATTATCCTATCCGATAAACTCCATTAATAAGGTTATAAAATGAATAATTCCACAAAAGGTAATGTAGATGAACTTGATTTTTTTTAAAAGAAACAAGAATCTTCAACTGATTCACCAAGTTTTTTAGCACTTAGTATTTATCAACTTTCAAAATCAATCAATGCTACTAATATCAAAGTAGTTTTACGATATTTTTTGATTGGACTTATTATTTTGATTGGGAGTTACTCAGTAAAAACTCTTATTGAACAACGACAAGCTGAAAATATTATTAATCAAAAAATTAATGAAGACATTAAAAAAGAACAAATTCTAAAGATTAAATCAATTAGTGAGAAAGACATTAAGAATATTTTAAGCTACATTGATAATGTTGCAAAAGTTGCTTCAAAATATCAACAAGAAAACCTTTACTATATTGATTTTTTCAATAAGAACAATATCATTACGACACAAACTGCATCATACTATAATAAAAACAATACAGAAATTAGTTTAAAATATTTTAGGCATCTTCAGTCTAGAAAAGAACTCATTAATAGCACTTACAAACAAATTACTAACGGTTTTATTAAAACATTATCTCAGTCATATGATAATGCTGATGTCTTAAATCTTATCTCAATTTGGAAATCAATGTATGAACAAGATTCTGCATATGTTTCAGAAGAATTAACGGATCTCAGAAAATCAATTCTATCTAATGGAGAAAAAACGATTGAAGCTAATGCTTATGTCGCAGAACATATGAAAACATATAACAACTCTTTTTCTTTAAAAATTAATTAATTTTACATTTTTTAATAAAAAAGATATATAATCACATATATTAATTAAATAACACAAATAGGTAAAAATATGAATTTAGATAAAAACACTTTTGGAAAAACACCGGCAGCACTCTATCTTGCTGACTACTTAAACACTTTAGATCAGCCATTAGTTGCTAAACGGACTGGGAAAATAATGTCTGGTTTTCGCAACACAATATTACAGCTTGCTAAAGCTAATGATGCCGGAATCTTAACAGCACATAATTTAGCTCGTGTGATTAGCTCTATGCGCTCTAATTTATTTATTGAAGTTGGTGATTCTCTCGCTTCTAATTTAGTTACCAATATTATTGTTGGTGAGATGAAAATCTTACTTCGTAAATCTTCAGATATTAGAAAAATTGAAATTATGCAAAAGAAGGTTTCACCATCTAATTCTAAAATTGGTAACATTACCAATAAAAAAGGCTATGTTATTGCTAATGTTACAGAAGATGAAGTTAACCTTCAGAAATATACAGTTAATGAATTAACTGACGAAATTAATGCTGATACTTTAACTGAAAAATGGAAAATTAAAATGGATAAAAGAAATAAAACTATTTAAATAGTTTATCTATTTTTTTCATTAGGTCATAATATTTATTATGACCTTTTTTAATATCCATAATTTGAATATGGTGTTAATTTAGGTCTTGGGTATCTACTTTTATAATAAATACTTTTTACTTCATTTTTAATTTCATTTTCTTGTTTATAGTGGTCTTCTAATATTATACTTTCTTGAACTGTATTAGTTTTTTCATATTGTCTCGTTAAAACTAGAATTTTTACTTTTAATGCCTCTCTTTCATATCTACTTTTAGGTAAATAAGAATAGTTATACATTAAGTTTATTTGATTTAATTGATCTTGTTCTAATTGTGTAACTACACCATCTTCCATTGCCATAGTATATGCATACTTATATGCATATACTAACAACATTCCTATATCTTCATAATTTAAATGGTATCTTGAGTGGTTTTCATTCAAGTAATCTATTTCATTTACCCCCCAACGACCATCTTTAAGTCTATCAACAACTCCAATTATAAAATCTTCTTTTTTATTTCTTAACGGCCTCATCTTTAATCCTTTTAAAATAGATGTTAACAAAACAACATCTTTTATATATATCTATATATATTATCAAGTTTAAATTATTTTTCAATAACTCTATTTAATTTAACAGTATTAAATACACATATATCTGATATTATCATTATTCCTAAAAACATAATACAAGACCATAACACATAAGGGATACCAAATATTAATGGTGATAGATCTGCACATAATGCGTATATTCCAAACAACTCTGGAATATTATTTAATCCTGTAGCAACAATAATTTTTTCTGCAATAGAAATATTACAATCAAAATTTTTTGATGCTACAAAAAATTGATACATAGCTACCATTATTCCTAAACTAGAAAAAATTGATACCAATCCAAAACCAATAATTTTCATTTTTGAATTTATATAAAAAATTAAACTTACAATTCCAATAACTATAAAAACTATTCTTTGTAAAATACACCAAGAACAAGGTTGCATATCATACACATATTGTGACACTAATGCTCCAGCAACACTTCCAAAAGATAAGATTGATATTAATAATAATTTATTATCTTTAAATTTAAAAAATTTATTTATTTTCATTTTTTTAAACCCATAATCATTTCTTTTTTCTTAAAATTATTTTCAGTTTAGTCAATAATAAAAATCCTTGTTTAAAGGTTAAAATAAGTTGACATCAAACAAGTAATTAGATTAAACTGAAAATAATTTTAAGAAAAAGTATCTTATGGCAATTTTAAATTTAAATATCATTCTCACTGAAGAACAAACCAAACTTTATTCTGATTGGATTAAACCAATTGTTAAGGGACATTTTGATGAAGAAGTCGAATTCCCAGGAGTTACCTATACAATTGAAACTTCTCCATGTTTTGGAACTACTCTTATAATTTCAGTTGGTTCAGTTTCGATTGAATTTGAAATAGAGATGGAAAATGATAAAACTATTCTTTCTCAATGATTATTAAAACATATTCTTATATTAACTTAATTGAAAATAAAGATAAAATATTATCTCGTATAGATTTAATTAAGAAGTTAACATTAAATGAAACAAGCTACACTTATTTTGAATTAAATGATGACAATATTATTCGTAAAACTACACGAATAAAATCAAACAATATCAACTATGGGAAGATTACCAAATCTCAAAAGATTGAACTTTGTAGAATTGTTACAAAAGCATTTTATTTAGGAATAACCCATGGAGATCTTAATCGTAAAAATGTATTTATTGATTTAAATCAAAATATTTTTGTAAGCGATTGGGAACCATCACTTATTCAAATAGTAAATGGTAGAAAAACACTTATGGGAACTAAACCATGGATTGATTATCAAGACTTAGAGAATAAAAGTATAGGTGTTAGAACCGATTTAGTCGGATTTTATAAAATAATTACAGACTGCAACAAAGATTTTTTTAATTCATCAAATTGGGAAAACCTCATTCTTGATTCATTAAAAACCAAATCACCATTTGAATTTTTACTTAAAAACCAACAAATATAACAGGAGCTATCATGATTGAAAAAATAACGAACAAACAAATAAATGAAGTTGTCGACCAACTTTTTAATAATGATTTTGAAAATCTACCAGATTTTTTCCCCAAAATAGATTCTATAATTTTAGCAAAAGCACTTATAAAATCTAAAGCAACTAGAACATATAACTCCACAATATCTTTACCTTGTGATTATCTTGAAGATAAAATAGAAAGTATTTTAATTCATATTTCAAATGCTCGAAAAAAATTAAATGGTGAACAATTTGATTTATTATGGAAAATTTTTGATGCTAATTTAGATATTAGTGTTTGGGCTGGTGAAACATGGGTTCCTAAACTTTTACCTAATGGTGCTATAGCAATTAGAAATCATCATCGTGTTATTGGAATTAGCAATGATACAATGGGAACTCTTGATTATGATAATATTAAAATTAGAAATGACTTACAAGAGGTGTCTGACTATATTTTAAATAATGAAACAGAAAATAAAGAGATAGCTTTTAGTATTATTCATCATAATGACTTAGGGATTATTTGGACACAAACAGTACCTAAAAAACTATCTGATTATGGTCAATCTGTTGTATTTATCAGTATGGACTTAATTAATAAAATGGTAGAAGATGATATTATTAGTGAGGATAATTCTCTATTAGAACAAATAGTTAATGATACAGCATCTAATTCAAGAACTTCACATTGTGTGTTAAGAATATTTAAAAATAAGACATTCCTATATAATACATATAGAGCTAGTGATGAATATGACACAATTTTAGAAAACTATTCATTATACTTAGGCGATAACTTAGACGAAGAAACAGTTCATCCTTCAAAAATAAATTCTGACACATTTTCCCTTAAAATATTTATCAAAGAATCTATTCTTGACCATGAATTACCTCAAATATTAGAAACAAAAACACTTCGTAAAGATGTTATTTTAAAAACATTATTAGAAGATAAGATTTACAATGGATATGCAATGAAAAAAGCATATCAATATCTAGACTTTATACCATTTTTTCACAAATATATAGGTCAACCGACTACATATTGTGGCAATCCTCAGCCATATTTTTCGTTGTCACAAAAACATAATGACAATTTATTTGTTATTCAAAGCAATATTGATTGCTTAACTAAAATATCTGGTGGGGAATCAAAACTTAAAAAAACGATACAAAAATTAATTAATTTTGTTCCAACAACTAAAGTAAAGATACATCTTCCTTTAGAAAAAATAGACAGCCAATCTATTGTTTATGATGATGATATTTTTGATTTAGGGTCTAAAGAATTTGATAAAAGAATTAAAGAATTTTTTAAATTTGTTAAACAAGAATTCGAAAAAACATTAAATCCTAATGAAAATATTATTAATTTAGAAGATGAAGAAACAAGCTACTTAGAAGGTTATGGTTATGAATATTCATTTGCCTTAATCTTCATAACCGATGATGCTCCATGTATTAAAGATTGTCATCAATATGCCTTAGCTATGTCCAATGAAACAAAATCAAATTTCACATTAATAATCCCACAATATGGATATAATCAAGGTTATTCATGCGGAGAACTTGATACTGGAAACTATATGTCTTTTATGCTTGAAAAAGAAGATGATGATGAATAAACAAAATATTTATCAATAAATAATAAATAATTCAAAAAAAATCCATAAAGTCCCTAAAAATGGTCTTTAAAGCATTCTTTACTTGACATAAAGAAAAAAATTTTATAAATATATAAGTAAGAGTATTCAAACTCTTTCCATTTAATACCGAATGGATTTTAACAATTAAATTTAGGAGAAAAATTATGAACAAAACTCAATTAGTTGAAGCCGTAGCTCAAGCCGCTGACGTAACCAAGGTCAAGGCTTCTGAGGCTGTAGAAGCTGTATTAGCATCTGTTTCAGGTGCTTTAGCATCTGGTGAGTCAGTTACCCTTGTTGGTTTCGGAACATTCTCAGTTGCGCAAAGAGAAGCACGTGATGGTCGTAACCCATTAACTGGTAAAACCATTAAAATCCCTGCAAAGAAAGCTCCTAAATTTTCTGCTGGTAAGGCTTTGAAAGAAGCTGTAAACAAGTAATCAATACTTTTTTATTTTAAACCCAATGCCAGTTATGACATTGGGTTTTTTCTTTTTTATAATTTAAAGCTAATTAACGGTTGGCGTGCTTAAGTAGATACCAATTAGAAATCGCTTTAAATGAAAATTTTCCATCTTTTCTTTTAAACACAATACCTTCACGGTTTGGTGAAAATAAAGATTTCCCATCGGCTAAAGATAAAATATCATCTACAGTAACATTTTCATCAAATACAATAAAGCCTTCAGTTGGAACTTGATTGATTTTTGCTCCCAGATTTACTAATTCAGCAACAACAATCTCTCTATCTTCTGGAGAAAGATATTCTTGTTTATCAATGTCCCAAATATTGAATAAATAAAAATCATTTCCAACTAGCTTTTCATTATTTTCTTGAATTCCTTCACCAATCAACTCACCACGAATAGCAATATTTTTACCCAAAGATCCAACAGCTTCAATTAGTTTATTCTTCCTTGCAACCCTCCATAGAGTATTTGCTTCACTTTCACGAAGCTCCCAATTTCTACCAGCAACACCTAGTTGTCCTTCATGACAAAATACAGTCATTGATGTTCCATCTAACTTTATAGTTTTTTCAAAAGTTTGACCAGCAATATGTGTTTTAATCTTATCAATAAGATTTTGGATTCGTTCTTCATCTGTAATTGGAATTACTGATCTCATTTTCCCTGTAACCTCTCCAGCTAACTGTGTAGGTACTGGGGCTTCCCATTTTTGAATATTTAAAATTTCAGTTACATCATCACCGACGACCTTACCATCTAATTCTGGAAATAAACGCATTGGTAAAAACAAGCCTTGAGATACTTGCCCACGTAACTTTATTGTGCGCAATCTTGCCCCCACATTTCCCAACCAATTTATAAATGTCTTTTCAAGAAATGAAAACCGTTTATCTGTTCCTGGAAGAAAAGAATCAATTTCAAAATAGACACCTAAATCACCAACATTAAATTCGCCCTTTTGGGTTACACAAACCCAACCATCAACACGTGTTGCGGTAATTAAATCAGCACCAACAATAGGAAAATTTTCTCCTGCTACACGAATACTAGCTAAAGATCTCATAATTATCACCTCATTTTATTTAACATGAAGCAATTATAACATTATTTTTGTATTCTGTACATCTTTTTTAAATTTTCAACATCTAACATGTTACTATTATAATTAGCTAATAACAATTCCCATTTTTTAATTATTTTATCACCACATTTAAAATAAATTTTATTACCATGGTTAGTTAATTTAGCAACAATTCTTAAGAAATCTGTACGATTTTTCAATTCTATAATTTCTTTACTATAATTATCTAAAACCCAACTTTTATTATCATTTTCATAAACTAAAACTATATGTGATTTAAAATTATTTTTAATAATTAAATCTTCATTTATTATTACCCAAGCTAAATATAGTTTTTTGCTATCCACTCCTGAATTTATCAAATCAAAATATTTAATAATTGCATAATCTTCACAATCACCTGTTTTAAGACCTATCGTTTCTTTTGGTGTTTGCCAAACATCTACTTTTTTACCCGTAATGGAATCAATTGGCTCATCAACATATGAAATATAATTGTTCCAAAAATCATTAACATTTACAGTATTAATAGAATTCTCATCTAAAGCTAATGCCAATTGGCACCAAATAAGTAACATAATACTTGTAATTATTTTTCTAACCATTTTATTGTTTTTATTTTTTTCTTCATTTTTTCACAATAAAAATTAAAAACAAATTTTTTTTGATAAACGGTAGAATTTGATTCAATTGTTGATATAATAGACATATATCAACAATTTGAAATAATATGAAACAAATTTTCACAAAAAAACAAGCTGTATCAATTCTTCATCAAGTTAAAACAGGAACTAGTGATGTAGATTTAATGGCACATGTTGATTCTAAAAATAGTTTATTTAAACTATCTAATGATGAACTTCATGAACGTTTATCTAAAATTATCGATGAAGATTCTATTGCCGGGGTTGTTGACGAAATTAATTGATTACACAGATATAAGACCTGGCATTAAAATCAAGCCCCTCCGAAATCTTGTTGATTTTTGTGTGGGGTTTTCTATTAAATCGTTATAAATCAACAAGTTATATAAATTCAATTTTTACCACAAAAAAGTTTTTAGTACAGAAATGAAAAAGTCCTTGAATTTCAAGGACGTAGTATGGTTTTAATTACTTTTTTAACAAGTTTTTAGATGGGCTTGCATTAAAATAGGCTTTTATTTTAATTTATTAAATTTTATTTTTTTTTACTTTTGTTTTTGTGATTGTATCAATTGGTAAATTATCAGATAAATCCCCTTTTTCTAAAATAACCTCAATCATTTTCTTATTTTCTTTTTGACTGTTCTCATTTCCAATGAAAAACAAACTATATTCTAAATTATTATATTTTTGTTGAATTCGTGGCAAGTGGTCTTTGAATGAACTTATTATTTGGTCTTCTCTTTTATCTTGAATATTATAGGTTATCTTTTTATTTCTTACATCAGCCCAAAAATCAACATCTGCCACAAACCTAGAAAGAAGATGACCTGGTTGTTTGGGGAATATTTTATTAACATAACTATTCACAAAACAAAAGGATGCCTTACATAAATCAAAATCAAAATCACCAATAAACTCAAGTTTTGTAAAATTTGTTACTAAAACTTCTATAGGATATGTCATCTTAGTAGAATCTAGCTTAATTACTGCCAACAATCTATCCTTAATGTATAGGACATCCTTATTTGTATGGTCAAATGTTATTCTTTTTATATTTGATTTATTAAAACATAATTGAATTAACTTTAATTTTTGAATATCTATTGAATCTTCTAAATTCCAATCAATATTTACTAATTCTTTTTTTGTAAAAACACCAAAAGATTCTAAATCTTTAATTCCCACATATTCATTAATGCTTAACATAAAATCTAAATCTTTAATTTCATGATGTTTGTTTAAAACGAAATCTCGCACTGAACCACCAGTTAAATCTAAAGTATACTTTATCCCAATATCACTTAACGGTTTCAACATATCATTAACTCTCTTAGCATCTTCCCAAATATTATTTAATATTTGTATTTTATCTTTATTTAAAAAATTATCTGCGGATATAAACTTGTAAAATATATCTTTATATGCATCTATACTTAATGGACGACCTTGCTTGCTATATTCTAGCTCTTTCATTTGGTTATTATTAATAGGCGAATACTCAACAAAATATGGAATAAATTCCTTTACATTTTCTAACAATGAAGGGTCTTCTTTTGAAAGAGGTATATTATTAACTCTTTTATCTTGGGCTTGCTTTAACCTTATATTATCAAATAAAGCATTAATTATTTTTTTAATTTCTTTAAACATTTTAAATCCTAAATATACCTTATTTTAACATTTAATTATTAAACTACAATATTAAATCTTCACTTTTCTTTTTACAAGATTATTTATATCTAAATCCTCTTGTAATATATTTTTTTCTAAAACTTTACTAACAAAATTCCAATAATTTATTTTATTATCATCACTTTTAGCTAGCTTTTTATCTAAAAAATTACAAAATGATTCTCTTGTTATTTTTTCAACTTTAAAATCTAAAAAAATTTCATTTATATGATGGTATATTTTACCATTAATAAATTTATAATTTAATTCATTCTTCATATCCTCTGTTAAGTCACCTTTTTTAACGACTTCACTTAATACCTTTTGAATACACAAAAGATTAAATATATCAGTTAATTTTATTCTTTCTTGTTGATTTTTATTTTCAAATAAAAATTGTTTAATATTTATATTATATCTCTCTGGCAAAACAAGAATTTCATTAAAAGGAATATAGTCTTTATTTATTTTAAATGATTGCTCTTTTAATAAACTATTTGGCTGTAAATTATCTGCAATATAATTTAAATCTAACTTCAAAAGTTTTTTATCTATTAAATAATCAATTACTTCAGTTAATAAGTTTTTTTCTTTTCCATTAGCATTCCAATACCATAAAATTAATTTGTCATTAAAATTTTCTATATTAAAATTTTCTTTAGATTCTTTATAGTTATTAAATGCTTTAATTCCATAATATTGAAATGCCAAAAATAAAACCTTTTCTTTTTTTTCTTGTGTTAATTCAGACAAGTAATTCAATTCTTGTGGGGCATCTTTATGTGCTAAATATAATGTAGATAATGAATTCTTAAACCAACTATTTATATCGTCATTTAATATGCCCTTTTGATTTAAAAATGTTTTCTGACAAATATCATAAAATGTTTTGCAATCAGATAATGAATTTTCTGCAATTTCCATTAACAGACCCAATGTATAACTAGAACGTAATATTAAAATCTTTTCTTTTTCAACACCACTATCTCCAAAATATTCTTTTGAATGTTCCATTTTATGAAAAATAGTTTCATTTTTGATTGATTTTAATGGATGTTTTTTAAAAATATTTGTCCAGGAAGCAACTTTGTTTTCATAAACAATCTTTACATCCCTCTCTCTTCGTAATGTTCTAGCTAATCTTAATGTATTATGTATGCTCATATTTTAGTTCTTTTAACCTTTTCTCCACCATTACTTAAATTTTTATTTAAATCCATATTTAATAGTGATTTTTCAAACTCATTTGGATTTAATACTTCATTTAATTTTGTTTTATTTAATATTTCATTTAACAATCTCATTAACTCAGAATTTAAATCATTATTCTCGTGAATTACAGATAAAGAAATTACTTTCTTTTCTCTTTTTATAAAGTATGAAAAAATATCATGCTTTGATGACAAAAATCTTCCGATTACATCAATTCCATCAATACAATTTGTGTGCAAAATTTGGTCAACAACCTTATTTGCCAATACATATCTTTGTATATCTATTTCCCAAAAAAAACATTTGTTTTCATTTACTACTCGTAATGGTATTTTACCCTTTATTAATTTTTTTAATTCTATATTTGTATTTAATACAGAAAAATCTAAATTTATAAATCTTTTACTTATTTGATCAATCTGGTATTTAAATTGTTTTGAATCCCCATTTTCTTTAAATTTAAAAACCTCATTTAAACTTTTTACAATCCATTTGTTTTCAAATAAATCCCTTTGTTCAATACTAAAGGACAAATATTGAATGATTTGAACAAAACCTGTTACTTTATTTGTATTTATATCATCAATTTCTTTATCAATTAATTTTTTTAATTTCTCAATATTTATTTCTGTAAAATCAAAATCATTTATTGAATGAGATAATAATGATGTCATCAGAAATGATTTATTAATAATTTCCCTATTAAAAAGTATTTCAAATATCTCTTTCCAATAATCAATATTAAAATCATCTCTAAGAATATCTTTAAGCGGCTCAAGATAATCACCATGCTGGTAAGTTAATAACTGATAAAGTTCCTCTTTATTTTCTATAATTAATGGAACAACATTATTTAACTTGTCTCCAATAAAATATTTACTTAAATCAATATTTTCTCTATTTTTATTTGCAAATTGAAATTTTTGATTAATCTTTTCATACCAATTTAAAAAATCAAATTTATTAAAGTTTTTTCCTAATTTTTTAATTATGTTATTTAAATGACTTATTTCAATTTTAATCATATTTCCCTTAAATTTTTACTTTATTTATTTTTTTATCTTGGTTCTTCAATAAATTAACCCATTTTTCAATTTGATTTTCTACATCTTCTTTTGATTGTGTAATATCTATTTTATTTTCAAAGCGCTGAATATATCCCTTAGGCAAAGTGATTAATGCATCGATACCTAAATATTTAGCTACTACTGCACCAGATAAATCTACTCCTGTTTGACCACCTGTATAAATTTTTTCTATTGGCCAATATTGATGCACCTTTTCAATTACATCACATACAAAATTATTAATATGTTCTTGGCTACAATTATGGCTACTTAATGTATAAATTCCATTTCCAGCTATATTTAATGTTTTTGCATTTTTTGCCTTCATGAATTTGTATAGTTCACGAGCAACCGTTATTGTTTCTGTATCATCTGTTAATAAGAAACCAATATATTTGTCTCCTGCCGCCTTATGTGTTAACTTTTCTCCAGCAGTTTCTAAATTGACGGCAAGAGCTAATGTTACATCTCCAGATTTCGCATTGAAGTATGTTCTTGGACTATATTTTTCGCTTGTATGTTCTTGTACTATAACCATAATACTCCTAGTTATTTCATATATAAAGTATACAATACTCAATTAAAACAATCAAATAGATTTTTAAACACTATATTTTATTTTATTTAACAGTTAATTGTGATATAATTTCTCATCTAAAACTTTATGGATTAATATGAAAACACTTCTTACACATGATGTTAAACTGAACGATGCTAACAACCCATGTAAAATTACAAGACCATTTGAACATCCTGAATTTGGAGTTGTAACCTATAATGTATCACAAGAATTCTTACTTGGATGGATAAAGGATGGTTACAAATGAGTCAAAATTATCCAGACAAATGGGTTCTTGTTAAAATATATACTCCTGAATATGGCACAATTATCAAAGTTCTAGCCTCTTGGTTTGGTGGGTTTGCAGGTTCAGACTCTTGGACCATTAGTTCTGGAGTAATAAAAACAACCCAAACTGAAACAGGATATGAATTTTTGAATGAATCTGGTTCTATTTATTTTTGTAATAAAGCAACATATGGAATGTCATCATATACACATTCAGTTTATACTAGATTTGTTAAAAAATTTAAAGAAATCCCAAATTCAATCTTTGAAATTGTTGATGAAAAAAACATATTGAATTGTTTCGATACATAATTATTCGCATTCTTCATTGATCTCAATCTAAAATATTATTAATAGTTAAAAACATTTAAATAAATGAAAAAAATGAAACAACAATCATATGAAAGAATAGGAATATTATCTTTATCTGATGTAATTCCACATATTGAAAAAAATCTAGGCCAACCTGGTAAAACTAAAGTAGAGGTTAAAGGATTTACCTTTAACACTCAAAGCCTTAGATTAAAAACATTTTTAAAAACAGGAACAACTTGTCCATGCTGTAATATTGTTGCTGAATTTTTTGCTGTTGAACGAGCAAAAGGTAGTAAAGATGGCTTTCACATTAATCTTTACGGATATAATGAAAACAAAGAAGAAGTAATTTTTACTCATGATCATATTATTTCTAGAGCATTAGGTGGCGAAGACAACCTAGCTAATTCACGAACTATGTGTGGACCATGTAATTGGGAAAAGGGAAGGATAGAATATCTTTTATTAAAAGAAAACTCTATTCAAGATATTGAAAAAATTAATCAACAACTAAAAAAATATAAACCTTAATTTTTAGATATAGTAATAATTTGTAGTTCAATTATCCTATTATATTATAACAAAGTAAAAGTATAGAAGAAAAAAATTTCAATATAAAATCTAATTACGACAATTTTTACCATTAAAAAAATTTAATTACTATCAAATATTAGCTAAAGATTCCGTTATTAAACAACCACAAGAACATTATGAGGTTAATTACTCTGAAATGGCTAAAAAAAATTTTAATATGGATTATTGAATAAATTACCTGTTGATATTGTGGCGAGCCTTTGGTTAGCAAGACAATCAATATTTGGCAAAGAATTTAAAACTGAAAATAATGTAAGTTTTAAGAAGATGTATCAAGAAGAAATTAAATTCCCTTATCACAAACAACCCAAACAGAGCAATAGGTTGTTTGTAGGTGAGTTGAAATGGAATGAAGTTTCTTCAGCTTTAGGAAAGAATAGAAATCATTGGTATAAAAACATAATGGATTATATTCAACCTACGGTAGTTAAACCACAATCTGCTCAAGAATTTAACCTTATAGACAATAATATTATCCATCAAAGAAAAAAGAAAATGTAATAAGCATTTCCCCATTTGTAAGCAATAATACGAGTGAATGTGGAAATTATATATTAACTATGAATAGTAGAAAGTTGGCTGTCTTTAGGTTTGTGTTATTCACTTAATATTTAATTTCTTTTTTCTACTTTTCATAGATTTTTCAGTTGCTATTGGAAATTTAATAAAGTCATTCTCATGAACTTCTGAATATTCCCTTGAAAACAACTCAAAGGTTTTAATATACCAACCTTTGTTTGTAAGCTTTGCTGAATATGGATGAATAATACCTCCATCACCCGAAACTCTGTCTTTTTTTAAAATATTTTTTCTATGATAACTATAATTTTTATCTTTAAGCATTTTAAAAACATCTTCTGACAGAAAAGCAGGATGACAAGATATTTTATTTTTCACTCTATCTAACAATATGTTTTCTATATCAATATGACAAGCTAACATATCATGTTCATCAAACACAACCTCATCCACGACATATGGGGGACCAACAAACCAAGACATATCCTTATGTGGTTCTAACATAATAGCCGTAATTGTTCTTGTGCCTTTATCTGTGCACAGCCAGGGCAGACCAGCTGAAGCAATAAATTGTTGACCTATTTTAAAATCATTTAATTTCATATCTATACCTACTTTAATTTACAATTTTTTTAGCTTGTGTTTCTTTAATGGATTGAGTTCTATGGTTTGGTTGAATATCTTTTGGGTTCATGAATGATTAATATAATCATATAATTTATATTTAATTTTGTCAATCAATTTTAACAGATATAATACATATCAAACCTACGCAATGTGCTTCGGTTTGTAAGCCTTACATCAACACTTACAGGGTTTGCGAAGCTTTCGACCTGAAGTTCGGTGCCTTACGGCTTGTCCTAGTAAAATGATTTTCAGTGGTAGTTATTGAGTATTTAAATAAATTAAAGTTTCTTTTTTTGTTAGCTTTATCTATATTTTCTTCTTCTTTATTAATGATTTTTTGAACTACTTTATTTGCAATCACCATATCAACAATTACGGCAAGAATATCTGAAAAATTATAATGTTCCACATTAAGATAAGTATAACTACAATTAACATTGAACCTATTAAAAGTGAACCTATATCATTATATTTTTACTTGTTTTTTTACCTTTTCTTCTTTTAATTCATTTGTTAAGAGTTTTTCTAAACTTTCTTTATTTTCTAGAACTAACTTTTCTTTATTTTTTTGCAACAATTCTTCATAAGAATAATTAACCTTTGGTAATAAATTATTTTTTTCATATATTTCTTCACAAAAATTTATATATGGATTTTCATTTTTTAATTTTTCAATTGTTCCATTTTGATATTTTTTACTTAACAATTCCACACTTAATAAAAAGTCTGTTTCATCGTCTTTTTTTATATTTATTTTTTCATACACACCACTTAATTTCATTATTGTATCTAATGCTAATTTTTTAGTTTTTTCTTGTTCTTGTTTATTTCCATATAAATCTATAAATATACCTTTTTTGTAAAACATAATTAAAGGCAACATTAGATTAACGAACAATGATGAAATTACAATAATAGGTATAGAATATGTAAATAATAAAATTAATTTAAAAACATCAGCCATTAAAAGTTTTATAGCCATGGATTTAAAAATAACAATTATTGACTCGAAAAACAATAAATAAAATAAAAATGACTTTATTAAACTAATATCTTTTGCGACAAACAAGCTTAGAAAGAAATATTTAACTCTATTTTTGATATCTAAACTTTTAATATTCCAATCTAATATCGCTGAAACATTCATATAGTTTTTTTCTTGCAAAGAATTCATTCTGTAATATTTTCTTACAGACATTAATTCTTTTGCATATCCAAATTTTTCAAAAGGTTCAGTAATCCACTTAACTAAATATGTATGATTTTTAGATAATTCTAATAATTTTTTTTCATTATTATCCAATTCATAATTAATTGCATATTTTATACTTTCAACCTTTTGGTTACTTATATTATCAAACCAACTCATAATTTAATCTCCATTCTTTAATTTGAAATTTATCTTTATTTATACCAAGTTCACTTTCTTGAATTATTTCAAAAACTTTAGCTCCACAGTCACGATGAAGATGAAAATACCGTTCTTTAAAACGATTATTCACTGACACATCAACCCATTCACTATTTGGAACTGCCCCACAACAAATCATTATGTTTTTCTTGTGTAATTCAACTACTATGAAGAACTTTTTCTTTAAATTTTTCTGCCTGTCTCCAAACTGATTTTTCAAAATTAATTATAGAACCATCGTATGGGGTTTTATTCGCATAAAATCCATAAAACTTTTTTCTCTTACTTTCTGTTTCAACAGGGGAAAACTGTCCTTTTTTTTCTAGTATTTCTTTTAAAAAATTAATAGCTTTTTCACTAAAAACAAATGAACCACTACTAATATGACTAATATCTGTTTGATAGTTTTTCTTTCCTGTATCAGAAACATACAACTTTAATTTTATTGATTTAAATTCATTTAAATCAATAGTTTTTAATCCCCAATATTTATAATAAAAAGAATCTTCTAATGTATTTCTTTGTTCTACAAAATTAGCATAGTTTTCTAAGTCTTGTTTTAATTCATATACTTTACTCATGGTATATTCTTCCATTCATCTTGAGTCATTTCATCAGTAGAACAACCCCACCAACCCATTTCTCCCTTTTGATACCACTGACCATCTTTCACAACTTGCAGTGAATTATATTCGGCACGAGCAGCCTCAATGTCTTCATTATGTTTCTCACGAACAGATTCAGCTTGCATACCTTCTACATCAATATCTCCAACCTTAATTGAATCTACCCAACCATTAGTTGGTGATTGAGTCATTAATCCTGGTTTTCCTACATAACCACTAGCTCCAGCCTTTGGTTTAAAATATCCTGTCCAACGACCACCAATACTATACTTAGGGTAAGTTAAATTTGTGTAATCTACTTTAAAAAAACAATATTTGATTTATTTTGTAAACATTTTTATACTACTTAAAAATAAGGAAATAATTATGAAAACATCTAAACAAATGGCTCAAGAATATATTGATGAATATTCACAAGTTGAAAGAAATGAAAATGAATGCCTTTTTGAATATTATAAAGGAAATAATGGTAATGAAATTAAAGCTAAAAAAACTAAATATTTGAAGCATTATCTTGACTTAAATAATTTAGACACCTTACTTATTGATTCAAAAGAAAAAGAGTTTTGGGATAAAATAAATGGTTCTTTAGCTTGTACCGTGTATATGTGGGGAAGCAGTATTCTTTTTGATTTTAATGAAAACTTCTATTATGAACTACCTTGCCTAAGAAATGAGCTAAGTGGTTCTGATAGTTTTATTTTAAAAAATCAAAAATCATATATAGCAAAGTTTAATAAAAATTTAGAAAATTTTGAAGAATCTTTTGAAACTGATATAATTATTTTATGAAATCTTTATTGAATAAAATTTTTAAGAAACCTTCAATAGAAGTTTCTTCTTATGATACCACACCCATTTTTAATGGAGTTAAAGACTTTATAGAAAATAACAATTTGAAATTATTTTCTATAAAGTCTTATGTTCATTAGTTATTTCATCTACATTTGATTTATTTTGTAAACAAATTATACTACTTAAAAAAAATAAGGAAATAATTATGAAAACTTCTAAAGAAATTGCTCAAGCATATATTAATCAATATCCTAAGATAGAAAATGATAATGAATATTTCATTACATATTATAAAGGAAACAAAGGAAATAAAATTAAAGGTAAAGAACTTAAGTGTCTTAATTTCTTTATGGAAGAAAATTATTTAGATACATTATTTATTGATTCCAAAGAAAAAGAATTTTGGGATAAATTTAATAATTCAACTGAATCTAAAATTTATATATGGAAAAGTAGTATTCTTTTTGATTTTGGTGATAAATTTTATTATGAACTAGCATCTTTAGATGAAAGAATTATTAATCATCCATTTGTTAAAAATAATAAAATCATAATTGCCAAAACCAATATTGAACTTCAAAAAATTGAAACAGATTTTGAAGTTGATATAATTATTTTATGATAAGAAAAACATATAACAAAATTAAAAAATTTTTTACTAACAATCAAACAAAATTTCAAACAAATGAAGTTTTGAAATTTATTAGTGATAATAACTTATATATATAAAATAAAAGAAGATGGATATGACCAAAATAATTTCGAATCATTGAAATACAGTCGGGAAAAAGAAAAAATAAATATACCAAGTAGATTTTTGGAAAATTTAGAAAATAAAAAAACTTATGAAGGTGCTCAGAAAATTTTTGGTATAGATGCATTAGACACTATTGTATCACATGAATTTGGTCATCAAGCAAATCATTACTTTTTAAGGAAACAAGAATCAGCAAGTAATTGGAATATTGGACAATATGGGGATATTTGCCTAACTCATACAAAAATAGCAGACTCGCCTAATGTGAAATTAATTGATATACATGATTTTTTTAAAGCAAATAATAAAACTCCTAATGGTATAGTAAGATTTATGCAACAAAACTTTATGGAATCTTATGCTGACATTTATTCTGGATTGATTGTTTATTTAAAAAATGATTCAAAAGATATTTTTGATAAAATTAAAACATTTAGAGAACTTAATTATAAAGAAATAAAAGATAGTAATGTATTATCAATAAATGATGGTCAAGTTTTAAAAGGAAAATTTTCTACTACAGAATATTTTAATTTTCATGGAATTCAAAAATTTAAAGATAATTTAATTAATAGTGTTCAAAAGGAAGATATTTTAAATATTGCTAACAATAATTTTGAAGCAATTCATCACATCATTCAAGTTGAAGCATTAGATGGTTTATATAAAACAATGAAAGAAGAAGCAAAAAATAACAACTTGTTTCTCTTAGAATTAAAAGATTTTTGTCAAACAAGACATAACTGCTCTATCAATACTTTTTTTGATAAATTTGAATCTCATTTAAATAATATTAGAACATTTTATTGCCAATATGATTCAATAAATACTCTAGATAATAATGCACCCTATTTTGATTTTGATAACAAATGTTCTCAGTTATCAAAAAAAGATATTATTAAACAATATAGAAAACAACTACAGAAAGAAGACTTAATTAAGTTTGATAAGGCTAATTTTTCTGAATTAAAACTTAATCAATTTTCTGAAAATTACGGAACTCAACAATCTAATTACAATTCACAACAATTAAGTATTAATTTAGAAAAAATAAATAATCTTAGCCTTAGCCAAACAATTTGTAGTTTACGAGAAAAATTCCTTGAACTAAAAACACAAAACAAATCACTTACAATAAATTAAAAAGCCTTGCAATTTCTCACAAGGTTTCTTTTTAAATATCTAACTAAATTTTAGATATGACAATCAAGTAGAGTTAATTCAGTTTCTGGAGAAAGTGAATTAATCATTTCCCAAAACTTAGCATTCCATTCATCTTGAGTCATTTCATCAGTAGAACAACCCCACCAACCCATTTCACCCTTTTGATACCATTGACCGTCTTTCACAACTGCAAAAGGCACCATTGTCCTATTCTTTTGACGTTCAACATATTCTTCACGACTATTACCATATGTTTCTACGAAATCCCCCCAAATATGGAATTGAGCCTTATTGAAATCTTTCACAACTTCATTATCATTATATTCGGCACGAGCAGCCTCAATGTCTTCATTATGCTTTTCACGAATAACAGTCCATGATGGATAAGTACGTCCTTGAAGAATTGCTTCAATTTTATCGTAAGTTTCATTAGCTTCACGAACAGACTCTTCTTGCATACCTTCTACATCAATATCTCCAACCTTAATTGAATCTACCCAACCATTAGCTGGTGATTGAGTCATTAATCCTGGACGACCTAACTCACCAGTTGCCCCAGCTTTGGGTTTAAAATAACCCGTCCAGCGACCACCAATACTATACCAATCAAAATGAGACTGAGGATTATGCCAATAGCCATAAAGACCTGTTTTTTCATCACGTTGTGAAGTTCGATGCCAACCTTCCATAAATTCTTCAAAAGTTGAATAGAGTTCAGAAAATTTACCTTGTCGAATTACAGAACCTTCTGGATAAATGTAATCTGAACTAAATGTTTTTGCATTAATCCTCTTAAACTGTTCTTCATATTTATTATGAAGACTTCCATCGACCAATACAACAATATCAACATCTTTATTTTGATATTCTTCTAAATTCTCATCTTCTGTATTATTAAAAACACCATACTTTTCTTCGAAGTCTTGTTCTGCATAAGGTTCCATTTGCTCATCAATATCAGAACCAACAACAACAACTGTAAAATGTGACATATTAAATTCCTTATTTAATTTAGATGACTGAATTATAACATTAATTACTATTGTTTGTTTATAATTTTAAAAAATTATTTAGTTAATTATGATGAAGTCCACAATAGAAATCCTCGTGGACTTCCATACTCAAGAATTGCCTCTTTTTGATCTTCTTCAAGTTCATCAATAAGTTCTTGGTATCTTTTCTTCATATCTTCCGAAACATTAATAACCTTTTCTAAAGAACTCATTTCCGTATGATGTTTTCCTTCATCAATACTTCCAAGATTCAATCCAAATGCAGTAGGTTGGGTTGGAGCATTTCCACTATAAAAACTTAAAATACCGTTATATCTATCTTTAATCATCTCTTCAATTACTTCACTTCTTTCATTACCATTATAAAGAGGAACTCCATAAATTAGTTTAACAATTGTATACATTTTAAATCCTTTATAAAGTTAGTTTAATTAAGCAACAGTATGACCAATAACCTCACCATTATATGAACAAGTAGCACACTTAACCTTATCTCCATCAAACTCTATATTGAAGTGAGCAATATGAGAATCATCTTCTAGTTCATCATCATCAAATTTTAAAAATACGGTACAGGATACTTCTGATGATTCTGAATCATACTCCCATCCATTAATAGCCTCTACTGTTACCCCTTGACCGAAATCATAGTCTTCCAAAGCTGAATTAGCTAATTTCCTAGTTAAAGTTGTATCCATTGTTTCTCCTTTAAAGTAAAATATTATTCTGATTTTTTAATCAAAATAGGGTTTGAACCTGCTGTTCCAATAATTTCCATATCAAAATTTTCTTCATACCACTTTGATAGGTCATAATAATTATCCTCACCTAAATCTGCTATCAAAATTACAATTTCAGCACCACTTAAAAATGCTTCATTCATTGCATTACTTACTAAGTCTCCACCAATTCCTTGACCTCTAAATCCCTTTTCAACATACATATTCCGAATTAATCCAATACGAGAATACTTCTCCAAAAGAGAACAAATTAAAATTTCAGATGCACCGTGAGATTCTAAATAATTACGAATATTTTCCTCAGATGAATCTACTACATATCCAGTTAACGAACCTCCTTCAACCGAATAATTTATTGATTCCATTTTATTAATTAAGTGTGACATAAAGTATAAATAGTGAAGTTTCCAAGAATTTATTATACCACAATATAAAACTAATATTAAGTTATTTAATCCATAATAATATTGCTTTAATATTTAATGTAATTGCAACTTTTTGTTGGGGCATTGCATCTTTTTTTGATGTAGTTAAAATTCGTGAAATATTAAAAAACAAATCCACAGCAATTGAAAACAATAACTTAAATTTACAAACTCAAGATGACTTACATTCTTTGAATTTTTTCAAAAGTAATTAATTATAAGGTGCTAATTCTTTAGCACCCTATATCATTCATGACTTAAATTTTCTTTTAGGAACTACTGGCTCTACTTCTACTACTGGAACCTTTCTAAACTTTTCACAGCCTAACAGTTCTCTTATCACATAATTTTCAAGATTATGAATGTAATTGGTTTCTTTTTTAATTTCCCAATTCATCATTTTCTTTATTTGTTCTGTGTTAGGTGTAAAAACTAAACAAATAGTTTCATCATTTCCTTCTTTTGAATTATAAGAAGGTATATCAGAAATAATTTCTGATAGTGATGGATTGGATAATGATAATGGACACTGTAGTAATTTAGAATTGTTAGCATATCTAGAAGATTCAGAATTAGTAATAAAAGCCACATCTTCTCTACTCATTAAAAACTCAACCAATTCATCAAGATGATATTCTCCATTACTTAAATTAGCACCAATATAATTATATATTTGAGGGTCTAAAAATAAATTACCATTAATATCTCCCCATACTCTTAAATTATTTTTATTTTGTATGAACTGCATGAATTCATACTCATCATTACCATATGATTCATACAAGCCCCTCTGAAACCTTGTTGAAAAACAAGTCGCTTGATAGGGGTTGTTAAACCAAGCTGATAAACCTACACTTCCAAAGATAGCTTATGCTAGCTTTGGTTCTACTCAAAAGGATTAATCTCTTGAGCAGATTGAGGTTTAACTACCGTAGGTTGAATATAATTCATTATGTTTTTATACCAATGATTTCTATTCTTTCCTAAAGCTGAAGAAACTTCATTCCATTTCAACTTTAGCTTGGTGCTGTTTTAAACTGCGATTTAGTTAATGCTTTAATTTTATTATGTTCAGATTTAACTTTATTAATTAAAGAATCAACTTGATGACTAGTGAATAAATTAGTATTCATAAGTTTATGCCAAATAACATTTTCTTCCAAATGAAGATTATTAAACATAACCCAAGTTTTACGATAAAATTCAGACCATAAGGAAACACAAGAATTAATGTCTAATTCTTGTGTTAAATCTAATTTCAATCTAGTTTCTATCGTATTAATCATATGATTTAGACTAACAATTAATGAAAATTTGTCAAATTTTTCAACAAGATTTCAGAGGGGCTTG